CGTGCATATATTTGCACGTCTTTCCGTTGGGCCAAGTGGCCTGTCAAACTCTATACAAAGTTCAGATCATTATCTTCTATCTTACTATCGGATATGTAATAACCTGTTCTTCAGTTCAGATCATTATTATGTACACTTATTTTTGGATATATTATAACCTGTTCGTTATAGAAACGCAACTCTGCGGTTAGAATTCCCTAAAAATTCAAACAAAACAAATCACACACACTACAGACACAATTCAATTGGATTAACACTGGCAAACGTCACTACCCGCATTTATGTAGGCTCTGCGTTGTATGAATAGAATATACTTTATTGTTAAGAATACCCTTTTGTCTTATATATATAGACACAACAGAACACAATTGTAACTTTGCATTTATAACTTAGCTTACAACTCAACTTATTGATACTATGGAATGGAAATACTTTATTAATGAATTCTCATTCAGCGCTGTGTTTGTGGAGCTTGGTCGGTGCCTGCAGTATTGTAAACCCTTAGATCACGGACGAACCGTTACACAGACTAGGGACTTCTGCCGATTCTCTACGATAGTATGAAACACGATGACGTCTTTCTATGACAATTGAGGAACCAGAGGAGGCAATATTAAGAATCAAACAGTTAGACATGAATTTATTTTTATTGGACAACTATTCAGATTAGTGTTATGTAGTTTTAGGTAATTTTGGAGGAATGTTTTCTTTAAATATGACGCAATACAACTCAACAAACACGGAATCCCGTACCATTACAGACATTACCAACGAATCAGACACATCCGATGACGATGTTGAAGTCTATTATCCCGATTTTGCGCAAGCAAGATGCAGTGGTGATGGAGAACTGATTTATGAATTGGTCGATGATGGACCAAATGTGGTTTTAAATCCACCACAAGAAGAGGAACAGCAGGATGACGATGTCTTGAGCGAAGCAACTGACAGCCTTATGTCAGCTGTGCTTGGCGAGGATGTGCACTTCATAATAAAATCCGCAAGGAGGATATCATTGGCGTTGCGCGGAGCAGCAAGACTTGGTCATGCAGTTCTTGGAGGACCCTTGTATGTGGTGAGACCACTGATGCGATATATTAGATCATTTTGGCAACAAATCGCAATGGATCGAGAAGCTTTCTTTCACAGGGAGCAGGGGCAAGCCAGCCCATGTGATAACTGGTTTAAGAAATTGATGAGCGCGCTTAAGAACATAGTGCTCGACACTCCAATGCAGTGGCTGACAAAGAATCCTATCTTTTCTTTCTGCTTTCTGCTGGGCATTTTGGTTCTATGCATTAAGTTGGTGCCTGGAGGCTCAACAAGTATGGTGTTTGCAGTATGTGCTGCTCTCTTTGCTTGCATGCAATTTTGGTATGGTGAGGCTTGGAAATCTGGCCGAGGCGTGGGGAGTGTCATTATGTCACTCTTCGTTTCTTGGATCGCTACAAAAACACAATCAACACCAAGCGTGTATGTGAACATGCCAACAATTGACATTAAGAACGCTGCAAAAGTAACTAACATCGAAAAAGAATTTCATAGTGCGCGAGAAGCTGCACATGATCTTCGAATTATGGCAACAAGTTTCTTTAACATGGGACTTTGGGGATATATGACCTCCACTGCCCTTGGAAAAGGAAAAAGCATGGACGACTCCTTTGAGTCGATCATGAAAAGAACAGAACTCATTGCAAAATGGGATAAGAATTGTGATAAGCTTGAGGATATGATTGAAGCGTGCTGGCGAAACTGTGCTAGATTCATGGTAAAACATGTATTTGGCGGCGAGTATGTCGATCCTGACAGGATTGAGCGCGTTGAGAATCTTATGAAGCAAGTTGATGTGTTCATAAAAGAAGGATATGTCTCAAAAGTATCGGCTGACCTTGACAAAGCGGTCGAAGTGATGGACGCATATAGAGAGTATATGGCCATTAATCGAGAATTTGGCACTCTGCCAAAAGTTCGAGCTGCACTCAGTGGAGTGTCGGCTTTAATGGTTAACTTGAATAATGCGGCTGCTATGAACAACCCTGCAACTAGCAGGATGAGACAGCGACCAGTCACTATCGTGCTTTCGGGCACAACTGGTGTGGGCAAGTCCTACTTGTACACCTACTTGTCAACAGCATTGTGTAAAATGGCTAATAAACCTTTTGGCCTATTCTCACACACACCAGAGAATGAATATTGTGAACAATATAAAGGTGAGACCATTTGGGGAGTCGATGACGCATTTCAACTATGTGACACAGAAACTAAACCCAATATGGAGTTCTTCGAACTGATTCGCGGAGCCAACAACATGCCATGGAAACTCCATAGCGCTAATGTTAACGAGAAGGGCTCAATGCTTTTTGTGTCGGAGTTCATCTTACTGACAACAAACATTGGTGCACTTGATGAGAGATACGTGAAGAGCTGTGTCGACAAGCCAGCAGTGGCTAACAGAGTCGATTGCTGGGTTCATGTTCAGGTCAAGGAGTATGCTCAGAGAAATCCTAGAGGTGAAGCAGAAGCTGATCATGGTGTTGATATGGAAAAATTGACACGTTATAGGATGGAGCATGGACAAAATGAGCATGATCTCTCTCACTTGATTTTCACAGTGAAGAGCTCTGGAAATGAGGGAGGCCCAATAGAATATGACGATCTTTTGAGAACCATTGGGGAGCAATATCGATTTCGAATTCACGAATATCAAGGTATCAAGAGAGCAATGGAATATGTAACAACTAATCCACTTCCAGATGGAGTGTATGTGCGAGAGCATCAATTAAATGAGGCCGGACCAACTGAGCCCATGATATTGACTCTGGACCCACCGTTGACGGTGGACGAACTGGAGACAAATCGCATTAATTTGCAAAATATGCTGCAGGATGACTACGAGGACATTGATGAGCCAATTGATTGGTTTGATGCAATGGCAGGCGGCTTCTTGCAGGATAGATTTGAAAACACACATCTGAGATTCTTTTCGGACCAGGGTGACTTTAATGAAAGTATGGACAACATGCATTTCTATCAAGAATTGCAACGCGCATTTGGCGATGAACTTAAGATCTTCATTTCTTGCATGTGCGACTTTAAGTGTGATGCACCATTTTGGCAAGACGGCATGTATACTTTTCTTCGATCAAGATCATATTCGGACCTGGCTCGCGCCTTCGAGGCGTGTATTCGATTTCAATGGTGGGAGCCTGTGCTTCCTCATATCGTGGCCGTGATGGATGAGAAACCAAGATTACAATCTATTGGTGAATTCATTAGGTACGAAGCATACGTGCTGACTTTCGGATGGATGAGCAAAGCGAAACCTGAATACGAGAAGTGGATGTGTGAGAAGAACAACACACAATGGAACGCTCTTGCTCGTGAAGCCATAAAATATCTTGAGAGAGGTATCTATGGCTATCATCTTGGACCGAGAATCATGAAGAGGGTGGTTGAGAAATCATCTACCAACTTCATTGAGCGAGTGCAAGAAAAGATGTTCTGGGGTGGACGACAACCCTGGAGAATTGGAAATAATCCGGTGAAGGCCAACGGCAGAGATGCCAATTTGGCTAAGAGATTCGATCGACTGGACTTGTTTCGAAAGAGGAAGGACATGACTTGGTTTGAGATGCTGAAAGAACCCGAGAGGGTGGAAGCTGCATTTGATCAGGAAGTGTTGCCTCCTCGACCTGTTGGACGAATGGCAGATTGTTTTTATGAAGCCATCTACGAGTGGTTTACAACACATGATGCACCTCCCCACATGGGAGACATTATGGCCACGGCAAATGACAAGACACTCATGGCAACGAAAGCAGCCATTTCGAATGTGCTGCGGAATATGCCAAATGTTGAGACCGATGAGAGAAAGGCACACATCAGAGCCACATTTGATGCCTGCATAAGGTATGCAAATTACTCAATTTTGTTGCAAGAGCTTATTTCTATCGTGCCGGTCAGCAATGATTGGGCAGAAGAAGTTGTGGCTCGTTGTGGTGACATTGAATTGGAGGAAGTACCATCAGTATTTGCAAGACTTAAGTTGCAGGCAAATTGGTCACGATTCAGAACTGGAGAAGTTTCCATGTCTCTGTGGATTCAGCATATGGCCAGTACCTTGTCTGTTATGGGCATGGTGGTCTATGTTGGGTACACTCAATATCAGAGCTTGGCAGCTATCATTGCTGGAGATGGACCACCATTGGAAGCAGTGAAGACACACGAATCAAGTGCAGGTCAAGGCTCAGCACCTGGTGCTGGAGTGCAACCAGTTAAGAAGGTTCTTGAGGGATCAACGGGACTCGGCTCGACACCAACACCTGGCATTCAGCCAGTGAAGAAAGTATTGGAACAAGCAGAAACAGGAATACTGGAGAAGCAACTTCATTCATGGGCATCCGAACCAACCAAACAATTATCCGACGCAGTTTCCGCTGCCATGTGGATCTTGGGTGTTGATGCTGGAACAACAGTTGATGGAGTTAAGCAAATTCGGTGGATTGGACGCGCCTTCTCTTTTGAAGGAAGATACATAATGTTTAACAAGCATTATATGGACTTGACTCTCGGTCATGGCTTCTTCTTGAAGAAGCCAAATGGATGTCAGATTCATGTATCTCAAGAAAGAGTTGATAAGTCAATCGGAATTAAACGTGGCGTTCAGGAAACTGATATTGCTGTGGTTAAGGTGCAGAAAACTGTTCCATTGGCTAGATCGATGCGGAGACACTTTATCGCCAAAGAGAATCTCGGTGATATTGTGGGAGAAGCAACTACCATGGTCGGCCTGGACTACGTCAACGAAAGTTGGGCGGCCAAGATATCGACGGGACACGTGGTTCGGATGGAAGAGACTGAAATAAATGGTATCCGTTTCGGGAGTAGTGCATTTACGAGTGCTCGAACCGATAAGGGTGATTGCGGGTCACCCTACCTTATGGATAATAACCGATTTCCAACACCCATAGCAGGCATTCATTACTGGGGCTATGTTAAAGAGCTTGGAGGTGGAGGATTTCAACCCCTCTGCAGAGAAGATCTTGACATCATACCGGTGGAGGTCTTGGTGTCAGAGAAGAAGGCCTTTAACGCTCTCGTGCTGACAGACATCCCAAAAGGATACCTGCCCCTGGGGCAGATGGAGGGACCTTGCGGTTTCTCAAATACAAAGACCAAATTGAGACCAACTAAGATGGATCACTGTGAGACGACGAAGAATCCTGCAGTGCTTCGACCAATGCTGGTCCCTGACGGGCCAGCCTTGAAGGCACTGAGTGAACATCCAGGAATTTGGTATGAGGCTGATGAAGAGGTCGTGAAGGAAATAGTGGATGAATATTACACATATCTACTATCAATGAGGAATCAAATTCCATTGCGTGTACTCACAGATGAGGAGGCAGCAGTGGGAGATGTGGACGACTGCTATTGTGGGCCTATGAATCGAAAGACGAGCCCTGGCTACCCGTTTAATCAGCGAACTGATGGAGCACATGGAAAGACCAAGTGGTTTGGAAGTGAGGACTGGAAATTGGATACACCAGAAGCCAAGGAAGCCTTCGATGCCATGAGGGAAGTGGTTGAGGATGCCAAGAAGGGAGTGGTGTCTTCCATTTACTATACAGCCACTTTGAAGGACGAGAAGAGACTTATACAGAAAGTATTGGATGGGAAGACCAGGCTTTTTACTGCATCACCAATGCATTATAGTATGGCTTTCAGAAAGTACTTCGGAAAGATTCTTTCATACTTCTCTCATAACAAGGTTGATTCGAGCATTGCGGTTGGAATCAATCCCTTGTCAGAACAATGGAGATACTTGTATGCTCATCTGGCACACTATGAACATGCAGTCGCAGGTGACTTCAGTCGCTTCGATGTGACTCTTAATAACGAGATCATGTATGGTGTGCTGGCTCTTATTCAAAAACTATATAAGGGCACTGAGGAAGATGAGAGAGTGCGAGAGGTCTTATGGGAAAACATCATTCATGCCCAGGTCATATTCGGAAACGAAGTATACCAAATGATGAATGGACAACCATCTGGAAACCCGGGCACGGCTGTGACAAATTCGATCTATAATGTCATGGCACATATGTATGTCTGGAAGCTGTTGGCTCCTGCAGAACTCAGGGAGCAATTCTTCGATCACGTTAGACTTGTAACGTACGGAGACGATTGTATCATGACTGCTAGTAAGGTGGCTATAAAATTCTTTAATCAACTGACATTGACAGAAGGATTTGCCGCGATTGGCATGATTTATACTACTGAAGACAAGAAGCAGGCCACGGTTCGATCAAAGAAGATCACGGAATGCACATTTCTGAAAAGAGCAATTGTTGTTGACTCTAACGGAATGGTGACATGTCCACTTGAACTTGGAAGTATTCTGGAGATGCCACATTGGCATGCAAAAGGAAATAACGAGTTGGAAAGTGTCGCTCAGAATGTGGAAGGAGCCCTTAGGGAACTCCTAATGCACGATGACGTCACATGGCTTACATGGCGAGAAAGGATCTTGGAATCATACTATGCGCGCTACCCACAAAAACTGGGCGCGAGGCGCATAAGTGAAACTAAGAATTGGACTAATTGCCGTAAGCTGATGAAACTGAATGACTTCTCAATGTTTGAGGTGATTGAGGCCGGCAGTGCCACGACTGACAAAGAATTTAACAACAACGTGGACGGACCAGTTACGGACTGGTTTGAAACAAGACAACAAAGACATCAACAACAACTACAACAAAACGAGCAATTTGAAGAACTTGCAGAACTGAGAGTCCAAGCAGCAGAAGTACATGCACGCTGGGAAGAAGTGAGAAGAGTTGAAGGTGCAAGAAGAAGAGAAATAAGACCAAGGGTTAGCAGAACAGATAGATACGTGCGAACGTGTTATAGCGTACTATTCTGGGCTCAAATTATTACCTATATAACTCTTGCTACGATCAATATACACTGTGTTTACGAACAGTCAAAAGGAGTGAACATGAGTGACCCAAATATCCTGTCGCCTACGAACGATAGCGCCCTCATTGGAGATGGAGTGCAAACAACGACAACGGATATTGTTACGATCACAAGTCAGGCTGAGGGTGTCGAAGATGTCGGGCGTATTAACCATACAGGGGAATATGCCGAGTGCATGAGAACTGAGGCAACTCACTTTACCATCACGGACTTTCTCGGACGCTGGATTCAGATTACTGAATCAGCACCAACATGGCAGACAACTGACAATTTTGCGACGACGTTGTGGAACTGGGATCCATCGAAGGAATTTCGAGAGGACACTACGAAGCATACGCCAGAATTGGACATGTGGAGACAGAAACTTCGCGGCATTTATGCTGCAACATTCGAC